TCTATTGAGGATGCAACTAAACCTGTCACTGCTGTCACTATGAAGATGATCAATGATGATAAGATATATGTGCTTGGTTGTGGTGAGTATGAAAACAATAATGAGAATGTTGTATATGTAAAGTGTGAGACTGAAGCTCATCTACTTAGAAAGTTTATAGACATTTGGAAGGCTTTGGATCCTGATGTTGTAACTGGATGGAACGTAGAGATGTTTGACGTTCCGTATATGGTTAACAGGATTACAAACATACTTGGGTTTGATGATGCACAAGAGATGAGTCCTTTTGGTATCATAAACGATAGAAGATTTGTTGTAAGTAGAACTGATGGTACAGAAGCTGTAAGACCTGATATTATTGGTGTTACTATTCTCGACTACTTGGTTATGTATCGTAAGTTTACATATGTACAACAAGAGTCATATAGATTGGATAACATTGCTGCTGTTGAGCTTGGTGAGAAGAAGTTAGACTACAGTGAGTATGATGGCTTGCTTGGTTTGTATAAGAACAACTATCAAAAGTTTATTGACTATAATATCAAAGACGTTGAGCTTGTTGATAAGTTAGAAAATAAACTTGGACTGCTTGAGTTAGTATATGCTATCGCATACGATGGTAAGGTTAACTATGTTGATGCATACACTTCTGTTCGTATGTGGGACATCATTATCCACAATCATCTGTGGCGTAAGAAGATTGTTATTCCTCAACTAGATGTAAGAGATAAAGAACGAAGAGTTGATGGTGCATATGTTAAAGATCCGCAGACTGGTATGCATAAGTGGATAGTTTCATTTGACTTGAATAGTCTGTATCCTCATCTAATTATGCAATATAACATTGGACCTGATACATTCCACGAGACTAAACTACCTGTCTCTGTACAAGAGATTATTGATGGTCAATTAGATAATCATAGACATTATCTTGAAGAACATAATCTATCTTGTACTGGTTCTGGTGCAATGTATTCAAAAGATAAAAGAAGTTTCTTGGCTACTCTTATGGATAAGATGTATTCTGACCGAGTTGTATTCAAGAATAAGATGAACGAGTATAAGCAGAAGCAAGAAGATACTGGTGAGGACTATTCTGCAGAGATTGCTAAAGCTCACAACATGCAGATGGCTAAAAAGATTCAGCTTAACAGTGCTTATGGTGCTTTGGGTAACAACTACTTTAGATGGTTTGATGTAAGATATGCAGAGTCGATAACTCTATCTGGTCAGTTGTCTATTCGTTGGATGCAGAAGCATATCAATGAGTATCTAAACAAGACACTAAAGACAGATAATATAGACTATGTGATTGCTTGTGATACTGACTCTATGTACTTGACTCTTGATAAGATGGTAGAGAAAGTATTTGAGGGCAAGGATCCAAAACAATCAGAGATTATTGACTGGATGGATAAGGTTGCTGAACAAGTCTTTGAACCATTCATTGATAAGTGTTATCAACAATTAGCTGACCTCACAAATGCATATGAACAGAAGATGTTCATGAAGCGAGAAGCTCTTGCTGATAAAGGTATATGGACTGCTAAGAAAAGATATGCATTGCATGTTCATGATATGGAAGGTGTTAGGTTTAAGAAACCATACATGAAGATCCAAGGCATGGAGACTCAAAGGTCTTCTGTACCACAGATCTGTAGAGATAAGATGAAAGCTGCAATGCAGTTAATTATGACACAAGACGAGAAAGCTCTTGTGGAGTTTGTTGAAGACTTTAGAAAAGAATTCAAGTCTAAGCCATTTGAGGATATTGCTTTTCCTAGAGGTGTTCGTGGAATAGATAAATATAAAAATAGTGTAACCCTTTATAATAAAGGAACACCAATACACGTACGAGGCGCCCTTGTATACAATTATCTACTCGAGCATCATGGTCTTGGTAATATATACAATCCTATATATGATGGTGACAAGATAAAATTCTGTTACCTAAAAGTACCAAATCCAGGAAGAGAGAATGTGATTGCGGTATCAACAGGTCTCCCAGAAAAGTTTAACATGGAACGATATATTGACTTTGATACTCAGTTTGAGAAGTCATTCCTTGAACCAATGAGAACTGTTTGTGGTGCTATACAATGGAAGATGGAGAAGGGCCAAGCAACGTTGGAGGATTTTTTCTAATGGCAGTAAAACCAACAATGGACTTTGACTTTGGGTTCACAGCAATGGATGCTGATGAACTTGATGCAGTCCAATCAGTAAAACAAGAGGCAGAAGTTTCTTCAAAAGAAGCGTTGTCTTTACAAGAGAAATGTGATACACTGTATAATATGATTCAGCCATTGCTGAATAACTTACAGAAGAACCCTGAGAAAGACTATATCTATTGGCCCAACCGACTTGAGAAGGTTGAGGCTTTTGGAGATAGTTTGACTGCAGTTTATAAAGGATGATTGAATGAGTGACTTTTTTCGTAATTTAGCTGAAGACCTTAAAGATGAAGACACTAGTATTGCTGCAGACGGAATGGGCTCTGCAGAGTATACTGGTACTGTTGATACGGGATCATATATCTTGAATGCTGTAATGTCTGGTAGCATTTACGGAGGAGTACCTAATAATAAGATAACAGCTTTTGCTGGAGAAACTACTACTGGTAAGACTTTCTTTGCATTGGCTGTTGTTAAGCAATTTTTGATAGACAATCCTACTGGAGGTGTTGTCTACTATGATACTGAAGCTGCTGTCACTAAAGAGATGATGGAGAGTAGAGGTATTGATACACAAAGAATTATACTTAGTGAGCCACAATCTATACAACAGTTTAGAACTCATGCTATCAAAGTACTAGATGAGTATGAGAAGACTGCTGAAGGCAAACGACCGCCTATGATGATGGTTCTAGATTCCCTTGGCATACTCTCTTCAGAGAAAGAACTTGCTGATAGTGCAGCAGGTAATGATACGAGAGATATGACTAAAGCTCAATTGATTCGTGGTACCTTTAGAGTGTTGACTTTGAAGTTAGCTAAGCTGAAAGTACCTATGATAGTTACTAACCATGTCTATGAAGTGATTGGAAGTTACATTCCAATGAAAGAGATGGGTGGTGGTAGTGGACTTAAATATGCTGCTAGTACTATTGCATTCTTATCTAAGAAGAAAGAACGTGATGGTAAAGATATTATTGGTAGTATCATAAAAGTCAAAATGTTTAAATCTAGATTGAGCAAGGAGAACCAAGAAGTTGAATGCTTACTTAATTATGACACAGGCCTTGATAAGTACTATGGCCTCACAGAACTGGCTGTACAAGCTGGTGCCTGGACTACTTCAGCTAATAGAGTTGAGACCGCTCAGGGTAAAGTATACCCTAAAGCTATCTTAAAAGAACCTGAGAAGTATTTTACACAAGATGTGTTGGATGCTGTTGAAGGATATGTAAAGAATAAGTTTAGCTATGGCGGAGAAGTAGATGATAGAGAAGACGATACTGAACAGTCTGATTCAGAATGAAGATTATGTACGTAAGGTAATACCTTATCTTAAAGGTGATTACTTTCATGATCATGCAGATAAAACTGTCTATAATATTATATGTGAGTACTTTGATAAGTATAATAAACCACCTACAGTGGAAGCAATTAATGTTGAGCTGAGTAACAAGAGTAACTTATCAGAACAACAGTATACTGCTGCTACTGAACTGGTCAAAGGATTTGAAGCCAATGATAACGATGAGGGATGGTTACTAGATGAAACAGAGAAGTTCTGTCAAGACAAAGCAGTATACAATGCCATTATGGAGTCTATTTCTATCATTGATGGAAAGACTGACAAAGGAAGGGGAGCACTCCCTACTATTCTATCTGATGCTCTTAGTGTTAGCTTTGACCCACATATTGGGCATGACTTCATAGATGATGCTGAACAGAGATGGGAGTTCTATCATACTGAAGAAGTAAAGATAAAGTTTGATCTTGAGTTAATGAATAAGATCACTAAGGGTGGTCTGTCTAAGAAGACCTTGAATATATGTCTTGCTGGTACTGGTGTTGGTAAGAGTATGTTTATGTGTCACTGTGCTGCTGCTAATCTTAGAGATCAAAAGAATGTGTTGTATATCACATTGGAGATGGCCGAAGAAAGAATTGCTGAACGTATTGATGCTAATATGATGAGTAGTACAATTGATGAAGTAAGAGGATACGAGAAAGAGGAATATGATAAGAAGATAAAGCGTATTGAAAATAACTACAAAGGTAAGATTGTTATCAAAGAGTATCCTACTACTGGAGCTGGATCTAACCACTTTAGGTACTTGTTGCAGGAACTCAAGGTAAAGAAGAACTTTATACCTGATATCATCTATGTTGATTATTTGAATATATGCATGTCTGCGAGGATTAAATATGGAGCAGGAGTCAATTCGTACACGTACATTAAAGCAATTGCAGAAGAGTTACGAGGCCTCGCTGTGGAATATGACGTGCCAATCGTCTCAGCGACACAAACCACAAGATCGGGCTACACGTCTAGTGACTTGGGGCTTGAAGACACCTCAGAGAGCTTCGGTCTTCCGGCCACTGCTGACTTTATGTTTGCGATTATTAGCACAGAAGAACTAGAGAACTTAAACCAGTTACTTGTTAAACAGTTAAAGAACAGATACAGTGATCCAGGTATGGATAAGAGATTTGTTCTAGGAGTTGATAGAGCAAAGATGACTCTATACGACACTGAGCAAAGTGCTCAGGATGATATCTTAGATGATGCTATCTTTGATGAGACACCAACTGGACAGGCAATGATTGACAAGTTTAAGGAGTTCGTATAGTGGCAAAATATTCAGTAAGAAAGCAAAACGGTCTGTACTCTGTATTTGAAATCAAAACAAAACAAGTTATACAGAAGTTTGACTATAGAAGTGAAGCTAACATGGTAGCTAGATTTTTAGAAGAAGGTGGGGGATTTGCAGGGGAAACACCACGTTTTTTTGTTGAAAACGTGGCGACATTGTCTGATGAGGCAGCTAAATAGATATATCAACATTTGTTAGTTTCGACGTGGGGGCGGCGTAACTAGAGGCAAGCGTGTAGTCAGGCTACATAGAAGGAAATGATTGGGATGTCCGAAGGGACCTGTGGGGTTCAGCCAATCCATTGTTGATAACTGCGAAGGCCCATTGGTTTATTAACACAATGGGCCTTTTTTATTAACTGAATTTTCTGGGGACTTGGGAGAACGCATAAATAATTCTCATCGGTTAGAGGTTGATATTATAAAGATATTTAGTTCTGATAATGAGTAGGAGTGATAAAAAAAATGGATTTATATCCTGAATCACAAGATTTTTTAGATGGATACGCTTACACTAAAAAACATAAAGTTTCAGAAGCATATGTACAATTCTTCTTGGAGACATATAAAGTGACCGGTAATTCCAAATATAGTAAGAACAATGCAATAAGGTTGGCTACACAGGAGGTAGACACTCATGCATACAATTTGGAATTGATATGACTGTAAGTCTACAAGATGTCATCTTTGACAAAATGTGCGTTCTTGAAAATGCATTTAGTAGACAAGAGCATCTTGATGCAAACAAAAGAGACACTATACTAGATCACCTATCATGGTTGAATAGAATGAACATAGCTCTAAGACCTAGAGACAGAGAGATATTACAATTTTGCATTAATGCTTTTGAGGATAAGACAGAATGGAAGTAGTGAGGGTTGTACAGAGAATTGATATTGATAGAATAAGAGAAGAGTACGAAAAGATAAAAGACATTGTTCCATGGGAGAATGGACAGACGTCTATCAACTACAGAGATAAAGAAGGTGAAGATAAGCATCTTGGTGGATGTGGATGGCATAAGGAATATTTTACTAGAGGACATGTTTTCCAAAAGGATTATATGTTGTATAATGAAGAATATCACAATACACTAATCAAAGGCGTACTTACTCAATACCAATGCTACAGATCAAGATTCTTAACTAGAAAGAGTGGTACATGTTACCAATGGCACAATGATAATGACTTTAGATTACACATACCAATATACAGCGATCCAGGCAACTTCTTTGCCTTTGAACACGGTCTTGAAAGACTCGAGCCAGGATATGTGTATTTGGTAAATACAACGAGGAAGCATTCTTTTTTCAATGGAAGTAAAACTGACAGAATTCACATTGTAGGGAACATCGAATATGGCTTTAGAGGCGCAGAAAAAACTTCTAACTGGTAAGTTAACAGCTTTACAAAAAGAATTAGGATTTGCAAAATTTGTTGCTGGTCCAAGTAGTGAACCTGTTATTGCTGGAAAGAATGTATTTGTATACACTGATAACAGACTTATACGACAAACACTACAAGACATTATCGATAAGACAAATGCTGATTACAGAGCTACTAGTGGCATATCAAGTAAGGGTTCTGCTGTATGGACTGAAGGTGACTATGCAGGACTAGAGCTAGCTGTCAAACCATTCAAAGATACATCTCTTAATACAGATGAACAAGAAACGCTACAAGGTATATTCATAGCAACCAAGTTTCACAATCCAAATACAAACTATTCAATTCAGGATCTTAAAAGGTATGGTGATCCAAAAACTGATAGTAAGTATTCAATAGATGATTTGTACATGAAAGCAAAGAAAATGTGGCTTGATTCTTCTATGAGAACTGCAGATAAAGCATATGAATTGAAGGGTAAGTTTGGAGGAAAAACTGATTTTAGAGTACAACAAAGATCAGGTAGTAAATTTGAAGCTGCCATAAGCAAACGTGCCAAACAGTTAATTAGTGAAGCTGGATACAAAATGGGTATTGATAAATGGAATCCAGCAGACATATATTTGGTTAACCCAAGTTTGTTAAATACAAAATTTGATCAATTCACAGGTATTGTTCAGCTGAATAAATGGATCTTGGAACATTTTAAAAAAGGTTTATTGGTACCTATATCATTAAAATTAACCGGTAAAAATGTTAAGTATGAGATTAAGAATCCAAACACAATTGATAAGATGTTTGATTATAAGAACTATGATCTAGGTAAGACAGGGTACACTGGTTCATTGTATGGTAACATATATTACTCAGGAGGTTCTATTAGCTTGAGAAACTTTGGTAGACCAGAAAGCATATCCGGTGAGATCAATGGTCAGTTTGCTCAAGGAGGAAAAGTAAAGTTAAGTGTATTTGTAGAGGCTATCAAAAGAGTTGGTGGAAACATGAGAACTAAAACCCACCAAGAGATAAGAGCTATGTATGAAAAAAACCCTACTATGCTTTATGACAAATTACACAAAGATATGTTAGAATTAACTAGTGAAAAGTTAACTAGAGATCAGTTAACATCAGAGGTTGAAGTAAAACTTAACAAGATCAACTTTGTCATTTCTAAGTATCAAGTTGGTGACTTGCTTAGAGCTTTCCTCAAATTATCTAAAGAAAAAAAGGAAAAAGTACTATCTGCTGCTGTAGGATATGCAGGTAGTGAGACTGAGATCAGCTCGGTACACCTTAAAATTTATTAGTATAAATAAAAGTATTAACAAGGAGATAAACATGAGTATTCCAGTAGAAGCCATGCACTCTATAGTTCGTGAGGACTTCTTAGGTGCGGCTGAAAAAATCATCGAGAAAGATGATGGTTATAAACACCCAGTTGCAGGTCGTGATGCTGTTAGACTTGCATACATAATGTCTGCAGAAGCAGGCAATGATGACCTATGGGACGAAGCAACGGCAGCCTATCGCGGAGGTTGATAAATGCCATACACTATCAAATTCAAATGTATAGATCATGCTCAACCTGATAAAGACGATTGGGTAAGTGGTAATGAGTTTTTAGATGCTACTGATCCAGATAGGGATAAGGACTTTGATCCTGATGTTCTTGATGAAACTAGAAGTTTTAAAAACAAAGCACCACATATGGAAGTTGAAGATGGTATAGTGTATATGTTTGTGGAATATCCTAGTGAAGCAGATTATGTTGCATCTACAGCTAAGTACAGAGAAAAACTTGCTGAAAAAGGTATCACCAAAAGAGCAACATTTGAGATTGTAGAAGCTACCACGACTTGATAGACAATGATAGAATATATGCTTTAGATTATGAATTCAACAAACCTCAGCTCCTCAAGTTATATGATGATCTAGCTGGATCACAGAAGAGTTGGCCTTGGCATTTAAACAATCCAGATGGTCCATGGTCTAAAAGAGGTTATTCTGTTAAATTCCTATACAATATAATTGCAGGTAGAGCTCCTAGAGACTCTGTACCAAGATTTGTTATGGACTTACTTGAATACTTTTCACCTATGGGTCCTTACATAAGCATAGGTTTCTTTCATACAGTACCAAACTTTGAGTATCCTGTTCATACAGATCAAGGTGGTGTATTGAAAGGTCATGGACCACAAGCATCAGTCAATGTTATTCTATCTGATGATGCTGTTCCAATATGTTTCACACAAGATCAACAAATAGATGGTCCTCCATATGAGAAAGGACCATTAGACTACGAATACGAGTACAATGCAGCCTTGATTAACACATCATGGCCTCATTACATAGTAAATGGTGACAAAGAAAGAATAGTTTTCAGAATGGCAATCTTTCCTCCTTCTGACTTCTATCAAGCAAAAGAAGGATTAAAGAGTCTTGGACATTGATGATGCATTTTTTGACTTATCTCCATACATAAGATTTGATAGAGAAGCTCTATCAAAAGAGTTCACTAGACAATTGGATATGCCACACACATTCTTATCTACGCATGAAGAATATGACACCATGCAAGGTATGCATCCATTTGTTCCAGAAAGAACAGTAGTAGATGAAACTACTGAAACTATTCCTGTTCCAGGAGAAAATCAAATAATATGTCATGTTGAACCAGACCGTAGAGATCTATGGTCATGGCAATACATAAAAGGTGCAACACAAATGCCAATACACAAAGATCCATCATCTTTTTGTTGGGTTGCATTCAATATACGAGGTGAACAGGAACTAGGATTCTACGAGGATGATAAAGAAACACCAATTGGTTTCAGAAACTATACTGTAGCATTAGTTAACAGTAAAGTATATCATGCACCTAGATCTGATGGTGGAGAAAGACTGCTATTGAGACGAATGTTTACACTAAATCACTTCTATCAAATCAAAAATTATTTTGAAACAGCGTTGACTTTGATCTAAATATGTAGTATACTAAATATATACATTGACAGTAAGCCTACGGGAAACCTGAATGACACATGCAGTATTGGCTTTTGGAAGGATGAATCCTCCTACAACAGGCCACGAAAAGTTTATAAAGAAGACTCATGACATAGCCAAAAAAGTTGGCGGAAAAGCTCATGTAGTAGCTTCTCATAGCGAAGGTAACGCTAAGAATCCAATCCCACAGAAAAAGAAACTAGAGTACCTCAAAAAGGTAGCACATAAAGATGTGCATGTATCTGGTTCATCTAAGGATAGTCCATCTATTTTACATCACGCAAGTAAGCTCCATGCTGCTGGTCATCAGCATCTTCATGTTGTAGCTGGTGGTGATAGAAAAGAAGAGTTTCACAAAACATTACATAAATATAATGGAAAGAGTGGAGCTCATGGTCACTACAACTTCAAATCTATTACAGTGCATTCAGCAGGACAAAGAGATCCTGACTCTCATGATACAAAAGGTATATCTGGTACCAAGATGAGACAACACGCACACAACAACGATCATGAATCATTTAAGAAAGGCCTTCCAAAGGCACTTCATCCTCATAAGGACGAAATAATGCATCACATTAAAAAAGTAAACGAAGATATAGATTCTGACTTTGCAGAGTTTATAGAAGAAGAGTTTGTCTTCGAGGCTATGACTCTGCAGCAAAGAATCAAGAGACGTCTTATAATGAGACGAATCAGACCTAAGCTAAAGAGAGCAAAGCAGTTATTCAAAAACAGAAAAGTACCTGAGAAGAATCTAAAGCAAAGGTCTCGTAAGAAAGCTATTCGTGCTGTTCGTAAGAGAGTTGCTGGTAAGATGGGTCAGAACTATAACAAACTTAGTGCAGCTGCTAAGATGCATGTTGATAAGAGAGTTGCATCAAGACAAAATATAGTCAATCGTCTTGCTAAGAAGAATATGCCTACAGCTAGAAAGACTGAATTGTATAGGCTTACAAAACGTAGAATGAAAGAGTCCTTTGAGCAATTCTTAGAGAGTTATGTTGGATCATATGGTTCAGCAGCAAAGACAACGACTGCTGGTACATCTACATTCAAAGCTGCTCCAAGAGTTAGAGCACAACAAAAAGGTGGAGAAGCTAGTTGGTCAGGTCCTTCAAGAAAAAGAAAACCATTACCTGGTTCACATAAGGTAGGACAAAAAGTAAGAATCAATACTGGTCCACATAAAGGTGACCATCATATTGTTACTAAAGATCATGGTGATGGTACATACAATGTAAGACCTATAGGTGGTGTAGGAAACAAATATAAAGGTGGAGAAGCTAAAGCAGCTTCATACCATATGACAGAGGCAATCATACAAGTAGGTGAAGCTGATAAGGCTGTGCTGAAAGTTGATTCTAATCCTCATGATATGAAGAGAAAAGATGGTAAGTCTCTAGCAAGAAAGAATAATCCTACAAAAGCTAGTGCAACCAAACACAATTATAAAGTTAAGACTGAAAAAGGTGAGCAAGGCAAGTCCGTATCAGAACAAGATATACACAATCTATATCTGAAAGCTGAAAAAGGTGGTTATCCTCTTGAAGTAGTGCTTGAGGTGTTTATCAGAGGTGTTGAATCAAATCTATATGAACAACAAACACCAACACAGAATGGTTTTGGTAGAGTAAATTCATTTATAGCTAAAGGTGCTGCATATGAAATGGATAAGGATCTAGTTGAGAAGCTAGGTTTTGATACACATACAGATGCTGTAGCTGCTGCCGATAGTATGCCAAAGAAAGCTAAGAAAGATAAACCATCTAATCCATATATGAAGCTAGAAGGTACACCAGAAGCTGCTGCTCATGCAAAGAAAGTAACTCCTGGACAAGGTCTAACTGAAAATATGCGTATGAAGATGGTAAAAGCACGTATCAGTCAAGAAAAAGCTAGAGATGCAAAAAAGCATGATGCAATGAAAGATCGTGCTCGTTTAAGAGATGCTATCAATAAGAATAGAAAGACTGGTCCAACGTCTACTTATTCATCTGAAGCTGTAGAACTACCAGAGCCAGTTGAGAAAAAGCTGAAGAAGATGTCTAAAGGCTTGAAAGGTTCTAGTAAAGGTCATGCTGGTCAAGCAAAGTACATAGATAAGATACTAAAGAGAGATCAGCAGAACGAAGGCAAAGCTATGGATGATGCAATTGCTGCTATAAAGAAAGAGTTCAACCCAAAGAAGAATGCTGAAAGAAAAGCAGAATTGCATAAGAAACGTATGGCTGACCCTGAGTTTCAAAAGTCTAGATTCTATGATAGAATGCCTAAAGAAGATGTAGATATGTCATTTGAAAACTTTGTAGCAACAGGAAGTGGTGTTGCTCCAATGACACAAACCAGACCTAGGATGGTACCAAAGAAGAAGGTACAGGAAGTTCATCAAGGTAAGACACATATGCAAGGATACATTGACAGAAGGTCTAAAGGTATCAAATCTAAACCAATAGATAAAGACAGATTCTTTGGTAAGAAAAAGAAAGCTGAACCAGAAGATAAAGAGAAACCATTAGATGCAAGTTATGCCTATGATTAGATTCTCATCATATATTTCAGAAGATACACATTATAACGGTGTTGATATTGGGATCTGGAAATATGATGGTCCTAAAGAATTTGCTATGAAACTAATGGATAAGTTTGGTCAACCTGATTACATTGAAAAGAATCCAGGAACCAATGAAACAGAGTCTGTTACATTTAAGAATATAGATGGATTTGATTTAGTTCGTATAGTAGATTCAAATACTAATAAGCTCCATCCATATCCTGCTAAGATATATGTTGAGGGGTATTTGTATTTCAAAGTTCCTCATGAAATGGTTGGAAAGTTAAAAGAAGCATCTCCTACAATTATGATAGATGAGTTGAATGGATATGTTGTTGGTAAGTGTGCAAGTCTTACTATTGCTGCTGCAACTGTACAGTTTGTTATAGATGCAGTTAATGGTAATGCACCTCCTACCAGAGAAGAGTATGATAAACGTCTCAAAAGGATAATTGATGATAAGAAGACTGATCCAGAGATTCCTTGGTGGGAAAACAAACTGAATGAAGGTAAGACAGCTGAGTTAATAAAGAAGAGTCAAGCTAAGAGAGGTGCTCCTGGCACAATGAAACGCAAGGTCAAAGGTAAGATGACTATTGCAAAAGCTAGAGCTCTGAAGAATAGACCTGGTGCTACAACATCAGATAAAAGACAAGCTAACTTCTTTATCAATATGCATAGCGAGTCATTGAAAGACTGGTTTGGCAAAGGACCAAAAGGTGATTGGGTAAGAGTAGATACAAAAGGTAAGATCAAAGGTGCTTGTGCAAGAGAACCTGGTGAAGGTAAACCAAAGTGTATGCCAAGATCAAAAGCACATAGTATGTCTAAGAAAGATAGAGCATCATCAGCTAGAAGGAAAAGAGCAGCTGATCCTCAGGTAGATAGACCTGGTACTGGTAACAAACCTATAAATGTAAGGACAGAGTCAGTGGAGTATATTGAAGAAAAATCAAAACCAAATAATCCAAAGTTATGGTCAAGAGCTAAGGCTCTAGCCAGATCAAAGTTTGATGTGTATCCTTCTGCTTACGCTAATGGTTGGGCTGCTAAATGGTACAAATCAAAAGGTGGTACATGGAGATCAGCTGCCTCAGAAAGTGTGTTAATGACTTTCAAAGAAAAATGCTGGGATGGTTATAGACAAGCTGGTATGAAGAAGAAAGGTGCTAAGATGGTACCTAACTGTGTACCAGAAGAGAATATGAATGAAGATGACATGAAAGGTATGTCAGTATCGTCTGGTCATAAGAGATCAGTCAAGCAAGGTGCTGGTATGACTAAGAAAGGTGTCGCTGCATATAGGAGAAGGAATCCTGGTAGTAAATTAGGAACAGCTGTCACAACTCCTCCTTCTAAACTAAAGGCAGGTAGTAAAGCTGCTAATAGACGTAAGTCATTCTGTGCAAGATCAAGAAGTTGGACAGGACCTCGTGGAAAGGCTGCTAGACGAAGGTGGAACTGTTAATTTCATGCATAACTTTAAAGATATTATAAATACAGATAACATAGATGAAGCTGTGTCTAACCCACTTCCTCCTAAGTTACATAGGCTACTTAGGATGGGTTTATCTAACAAGGAGGAGCTAGAAACAACTAGACGTGCCTTGAGAAGTGGTGAAAGATCATTAGCTAACCCTAAACTAAGAAAGATATTAGTCGACTTGTTGGGTAAATTTGTTGACGCTGTAGAAGATGACAACGAAATATTTCGACGAATGAGAAACAGAGTTCAGAAAGGTAAAACAAATGAATAGATTTGGATTTTCAGACAGCGTCCTAGACTCAGTCAAGGCTGTTCTGAGAGGCGAGAAACCAGAGGTAGAGGTTGAAGAGAAATCAGAAGACCTACTAGAAGCAATGGAAATGCATCTAAAACCTCATGGTACTGCTGGTACACACTATAAGGTTCATGCAGTAGGTAAAAAGCTAGCTGCTCATGGTGGTATCAAAGTAGGAGAACGACTATCTGATACGGAAGTAGATGACGCAAGAGAATCTGGTATTCGTGTTCGTCATATGAAAGAAGATACAGAGGAAGAAGTAGAAGAAGGTGCCATGAAGCGTATGGCAACTCAAGCTGCTGAAAAAGAAAGACTTGGACCTAAAAAAGTAAAAGGTTCTGGTCTTGAAGGATTCAAGAAAAGAGATCCTCGTATTGGTTCTACTAAATTTGGTGGTACTAAGTCTTTTGCACAAACTGGTAGAGTTCCAATGGTACCAGAAGCAGCAGATTTAGATGACGCAAACGTAGATAAAGCTCTTAAACACGATTGTGCATCTCACGTAGTTCATAAAGAACATGGTGAAGGAAGATGTATACCTGGTATGCATACAATTGTAGAGACAGAAGAAGGCGAAGGATACGTAACACACTATGATGTTATGTTCGGAACACAAATCATTGAAGATGTTCCTGTCGAAGAGTTAGAAATAGTAAAAGAAATGTCTCATGGTCATCCTCGCAAGAAGAAGATGAAAGAGGAGACAGTAACCGAAAAAAAGCTTGATCCCGTTGATCATAAAGCACTGAAAGGTACTCATGCTCAACGTAAGGATAAGGACATAGACAACGATGGTGATGTTGATTCTAGTGATAGCTATCTGCATAATC